TGTTTATCGTGTCCTGGTTTAGCTCCTTGAAAATCTGAGTTCTCCAGCGCTGTGCCATTTGATCGACCATGTATTCTATGGCGTTGCCGAACTGGCGTATCTCAGAGCGTGGCGGTTCTGGAGATTTTGATTTGTGCGCCTTTGGGTGCTTTGACTTCACGCTTCATGGATGCGCCTCGCTGCTATATTGAAGTATTCTTTGTCTAGCTCTATGCCTATGAACTTTCGGCCAGTGTTTTTTGCTGCTACGCCGGTTGTCCCGCTGCCCATAGTGAAGTCGAGTACACTCTCGCCCTCGTTGGTGTAGGTGCGGATCAAATCTTCCATTAGCGCAACTGGCTTTTGCGTAGGGTGGAGTCTGGTGTAGTCCTTGCGGTATTCCAGGACGTTTGACTTGAACTTTTTACCATCTGGGAGATTGAACGCACGGGCCTCAGAAGCCTTAAATTCGTCGTCTTTTTCTTTTAATTCATTGAACTCAACAAACCAGGGCTGACTGCTTATTTCATAGCGATCGCAAAGTTCTTGATATGTTTTTTCTGTGCATAAACCGAACTGGGTGGACTCAACATAAAAGAAATGCTCGGAACGTCTATGGCCTAGAGCTTCGTTTATCTGCTTAAAATTATGGCCTATATGCTTTATAAATTTTCTGGAATAATCACGCAACGGGTGCTGCGCTAAAGTATCGTATTTCTTAAAGAAAACGCACACATCTTCCGTGTAACTCACTGGCGCTTTATTGGCTACCAAGCAGTTAGCAAAGTGATCCTTTAGCCAAACCATTCGATAGCTGAAGGGAATGTTTCCATGAGCTTCCGTAATTAGCTTGCTAGTATATGGCTCTTGGGCAAACAAGATCAGTGCGCCGTTTGTTCTTAGCACTCGGTTGCATTGATCAAGCATTCCATCAGTATCTATACACACATCCCAGCTAGACTCTGCAAGCCTTTTGTATCTTTCTTCGCCCTTACCCATGCCGCCCGCAGTACCGTATGGCGGATCTGCTAAAACCATATCAACGCTGCCATCCGGTATTTCTTTCATCACCTCTAGGCAATCGCCCTGCATTAGCTCAATCATCTGCGCCGCCCGCCATTAATTGTTCAAGGTTCATACCGCCCTGCTCAGGCGTAGGTTCCGGCTCTTCATCCGGCTTGCCAAACATCTCGTCGAAAGCGTCAACCTCAATCACGCCGTGAGTCTCAAGATACTTTTCATAATCAAGCCCCATCTGCCACAACACCAACGCGCTCTTGATAACCTCAGTCTCCTGAGCTACTCTGTCTTTGTCGCTCTGGCCCTGATTCTCCTTGAACCAAACGGCACCACGCCCGCAGAGTTGCATCAGCCGGTTGATCTTGTCGAGCAGGTATTCTGATTGCAGGGCTTTGATTGTCTGCATGTCAACTTGCCTGTCGCCTTCACCGGTTGCGCTCAGGCCTTTGGGTGGCTCTCCGACCAGAGTAGATAGTGATAAGCCCGTGACCATTGCCAGCCGTCGGAGGGTTATCATGTCCGACTCGGCCAGGTTGGTTAGCGACTGGGTGATACTCTCAATCGCGTCCTCCTCATCCACTATCCCCGCACCGTAGATCGAGCGTAGGTTTTCAAGTTCTGAGAAGTACTGGATCAGGGTTGACTCTTGCTTGTCTGCAAGCATATCCTTAAATCCCTTGATCTTGTAAAATATGGTAGATGATTTTTCAAGCATGGCCGGAACTGCTCGCTGTACTATCTGATCACTGACCAGCTCATTACGGATAAGCTCAAACTCGGATAGCCCACCGAAGAAGTATTCGGGTGCGTCGAACTCAACCGGTTTGAGGTATGTCATATCAATAACGCGGCTCGGGTGTATAGTGAAACCCCGCACCGAGTAGGCTTTCGGTTTGAAATAGTTTGGGCTGCTCAGGTTGTACTCGACAGACTGAACATAAATCATATCCCCACTGAACACCTGAAACCTGACCTTTGACCAGTCATTGATAGTCGGCAGCGGTTGGCTCATATCTGCGCCCGGCTCTTGGACTACGATCAGACCACGCCCGAAAGCTAGCATGTATTTACATGCGTCTTTGACGTGTTGCTGCAATCGTGCTTCGTAAAAGTCTTTATCGCCCTCGCTCTCGAATTGCATCGTGCCATTGAGCGCCATTCCTGACTTTGTGCGGATGATCTTACTGCCGACGCCGGTCTTATAGATCGCCCGCAGCTCATCCCCAGTCAACGCGGCTACTGGTCATCCGGTTGGTGGCGTGGGCGTTGCGGCGGTTAGCCAGCTTGCTTGTCAGGCTGGTAAGGCCGTCGGTGAATAACTTTGGGATGCTCATGTTTTCCTTTGACATTCTCCCCTTCCTTTAGGTGGGGGGTTCATAGTTAGACTATAAAATATCAGCGTAACTAGGCCGCTGGTTCTCGATCAACATATCACTTATGGCGTCCATAAGCGGGTCCAATATATCATCGTGCGTTGCGTTAGGAAAGCCTGTTGCCTCTGACAGTAGATCAGACAACCATGGCGCGGAGTCCGGTAACATTACGTTTCCGGCTTGAATCTGCGGAACGACATCCATAGCCCGCGTGACCTTGTCCGTCCCTCTTTGTATCCCCACAACGGGGATTCGCTGTTTCGCTAGTTGCTGAATTAGACCGGTGCCGCTTGATTTGTCCTCTGGTTTGATCTGTCTCAGCGTACCCATTATCCTTGAGGCGGCCTTGTGTTTGTCCCAGAACGCCTTGGCGATAACCAATAGCTCCGGCGCTTCCCACTTCCCGCGTACCATATCTATCAAATATATTCGACCATCGTCGCCTTTACCCCAGCACTGAAAAACAGAGAAGTCGTTTTGCTCTTTTGTTTTCTGCGCTGTGTCGGCGTAGATCATCCGGTACTTGATCTTTGGCATCACCGTGTAATGCTGCCACCAGTCAGCCTTGAATATGCCGCCGCCAAGTGGTGAAGGTAACTGCTGAAACTGTCCGGCTGTGCCATACTCCCCCATGGCCTTTTTGTCCCGGTCCACTACTTCACGGGGGAACCGGCCGGGGAATAACAACTCCCCATCTTCTGTTCGTGGGTCTTGCCATCCGAGAGAAGTTACACATTTTCTTGACCGATCAAACTCCATCGGCAGGCAGAGGTGTTCGTAACCGGATTCATTCGCCAGAATATACCCGCTGGGGTCGTTCTCGTGCAACCTCTGCATTACGATGATTATTGCTGATTTCTCCGGATCGCTTAGGCGGGTCGGAAGCGTCTCCCTTAAAACCCTAATGGCGGTCTCCCTGTGCATGTCGCTATGAGCTTTTTCCGGGCTTAACGGATCGTCCCATGCGATTGTATGGGCGCGGCGGCCAGTCATAGAAGCAACGGCACACGCTTGACGAAATCCCCTCTCTGCATTCTCGAAGTACAGTTTTTCGTTTTGGTCCCCGGCTAGCCTTAGTGGCCACAAAGACTGAAACCACTCAGAGGTGACAAGCTCTCTCATCATTCGGCTATCACGGACGGCCAGCCCTTGCTCGTGTGCAGCTCCAATAAACTTGTGCTGAGGTTGCCCCTTCGGGCCCCATAGCCAGGCGGGGTACATTATCCCTGTGATAGTCGATTTGCTGGTCCCTGGAGGTATGTTGATGAGTAGTCGGCTTATCTGTCCGTCGGCTACAGCCTCAAAATGTTCTGCCATTGCATCGACGTGCCAGTTGTGGATGTATCTGTCTTGTATGATGTGCGGCCATGCACGCCTGATAAAATGAGAAAAAGACCGCCGGCACAATTCGCGCTCAACGGCCTTAACATCGATGTCATGAGTTTTGGTCATCGTGTAACGCCATGATCTCAGCGAGGGCTTCGGTGGATAGCTTGCCGGTATCTATTCCCGCCTTGGGTGTCATGGTGCCGTCCTCGCTCGTGTGATTTATATCGGTCTTTTCGCGCCACCCCGCTTGCGTCTTCATCCAGAAGATCATGGCCGAGGTGTCGCCAGATTTCGCTCGGTTAAAGAGTGCCCCGCCTATCGTGGCATTGGCTTTCGCTTTCGCCAGGTCTAACTCATCCCGGTAATACTTGCGAAGCGTCTTTTCGTCAATGTCCAACACGCGGGCAATGTCTGCCTGAGTTGTGCCCACCGTCGTGTGAAGCTGCACGGTTTGACGTGTGGCTTCAGTTGGCGCGTGTGGTGGTTTGGTTTGGCGTTTTTTAATCATTCTGACCCCTCTACTGGCCTAAGCCACTGGCTGATTACTGCTTCAGCCACAGCCTGTGCCATCTTTGGCGGAACGCTCATGCCAATCATGTATTTGCCTATTTTATCAGACTTGGCATGGTAATCGTCAGGAAATGAGCCGAGGCGTTTCCATTCTCTGAAGGTTAGGGCCCTCATATCTGACCAATGGGTAACCATATCTGTTGCCGTAAGTGACAGCGAGGGGTCAATCGCCGAAAGTTTCTTGCGACTCCACAGTTTGACTTTGGCACCCGACCTTATAACAGCCGCCCCATAGTCCTCACCCGGTTTTGTTAGTGGCCACCACTTCAGGTCAGTGGGAGCGGTGAACCCGACATTGCCACGCTCCGCATCTGTCATATCCTGCACATCCGCACAAGCCTCGCCCGCGCTGATCCAGCGGTGGGTTGGTGCAAGCTGCAACGGCGGCACGTCAATGTCATTCCGAACAGCACAGAAAAACACCCGTTCACGCCGTTGCGGCACTCCACAATCTGCGGCGTTGATCAGGAACAGTTGCGGGCGGTATCCAATTTCACGAAACCGCGCCATGATCATTTTAGTATAGCCCTTGGCGTTACCTAAGATCATACCCTTGACGTTTTCAGCGATTGCCACTTTTGGCTTGAGGCGTTCCACAAGGTCAAGATAATCAAAAAACAGATCAGAAAGAACCTGCTTTGTCTGCCCCTCGCGGAAATGCTTATCCTTGCCCCAAGCTTTTTCTCGGCTTCCAGCCATGCTGAAGGTCGAACACGGCGGTGATCCGTCCAGAATATCCAACTCGAACAACTCAGGAGGCAATTCCTTTGTGATTAGATCGCCAATCGGGCAAAGAAAGTAATGTTTTGGCGAAAAATTGCGCTGATAATGCCACGCCATTTCTGGGTCAATGTCGTTTGCCGCGACAATTTCGCATCCGGCCCGCTTGTATCCCATGCTTGACCCGCCACCACATGCAAAGGTAGTCATTACCTTGACACCCCTACTTTCCACGCCATCAAGGTCTTTAAGGTTCCACGAGCAATCAGGCTTATTTGTCATCAAATTCAAATCCGCATTTTGGGCAAGTGTGAGCCATTGCAAAATCGTCAGTGTCTATTTCTTTTGTGCTGCTTTCTGGGTTTTTTTCCGGATACTCATCGTCAAACGATAACGCCCGAACCTCATCCAGACTGAAGCCGGTAAGCTCAAGATCAAAACCATCTGCGCCAAGGGCGTCCAGCTCGACCCGTAGCATTTCGTCGTCCCAGTCGGCGAACTCAGAAACCTTGTTCACGCTTAGACGAAAGGCTCTTACCTGAGTGTCTGTCATATCGTCGCACAAAAGTACAGGCACTTCTTCCAGTCCTAGCTTCTTCGCTGCTTTCAGCCGTAGGTGTCCGTCAACGATAGTTTTGTCAGACTTTGCAAGAATAGGCACTCTGAACCCAAACTCGCGAATGGCGGCTGCCACACGATCAACGGCGTGGTCATTTTTTCGCGGGTTTCGTGCGTATTCTATAAGGCTATCTGTCGGCCAGGATTCAAGTTTCATTCGCGTTGCCATCTGACATTCTTTAAGTATTGACACTGAATCTGTTTTATAATCAGGAAAATCTCTCACAATATAAAAAAATTCAGCGGTTTACTACCGCAAACCTGCGGGGGCTTTTTTTCTGAGGGCTTTTCCGGGTGGCTGGGGCACGAAGAAGAAAAGACAGAAAAATAGTTTAGTAAGGTTAAAAGTTATTTGTTATCTTACAGATGGTAAGGTATCGACAACAACAACCGCAGCAAGAAGAAAAAAAGAACAGAAAATATTTTGCAGGTTAAAAAGTTATTTGTTATCTTATAGATGTAAGGATCGACAGCAACAACAACAACAACCAACAAAAACCCACTACCATGAGACACTACTACGCTTTATCTGACAGCTCCGCCGGTCCCAACCCG